ATAAATTTATTCAAACAGGAGCATTATTATTTGCTGGGGCTACTAGACCCTTTGGAATGGCTAATGATTTAACTGGTATGATAATGGGTTATGATACAGCTAAAGATCCTAGACAAACTATGGGTGGAAGGGAAGTATTTACGGAAAGTGCTACAAGGTACACAGGGCATATACTTCGTGCCGTTAATGAAAAGCTAGGGGAAGTTCTTTATGGAGAAGACAAAGCTAAAAAAATAACTGAAGCTATTACGTCTAAAGATTTCGTTAGTGCGCTTAGAGGAGGACGTATTGCGTCTTCAGGAAACCCATTTTCTAAAGTATTAGGGGTTAGGTATGACGAAGGTAAAACTAATACAGAGGCACTTGTAGCTGTGTTAGGAACAAATGACTACCAGTTAAACCAACGTACAAATCAACCTGCCTTAGACGAAACATTTAATAGAATAATACAACCTATTTTAGACAGGCAAGCAAGACTATTATTAAGTAGTAAAACCTTTATGGAAGCACCTGAACTTAGAAAGAGACAGATCTTTGAAGGCCTACTTAAAACAATGAAAGAGGACACTAGAAGAATAGTAGATGATTTAGGTAGCGTTGATGACGGTACGTTTAGATCATTAAAAGCAAAGGAATTTAATAATGGAAAATATACAAAAGCAGTTAAAACAGAAGCTCTTCAGTATATGGAGAAAAATGGAAAACCAACTCAAATAAGAGATATGAGTGCTGGAGATCTTGAGATATTATTATTTTATGCTGAACAAATAAACTTTGACGTTAATCAGTACGTTGAAACTTTTAAAGCTGGCAGACTAATAAAATAAACTACTTGATACCGTGCATTTCTACGCTTCGTTTTGCCCACAACTCTGTTTCCACTAAATGAAGTAGAGCGTTATCTAGCTCCACCTTATTATGAAGGTTCTCTTGCAATAACTTTTGTAGTGGCTTCATCAAACCATTAAACTCGTTTTGAAATTTAGATCTTTTTCGGTTTATGTGTGCGTTAGCTTCTTGTTGTAGTTTCATTGTTTTTCTTCTTTGCTTTGTAATAGATATTTAATTGCTCTTTTTAAAGAAGTTATATTGTCTTGAAGTTGCCCCAATCCCATATTACATCTTTGACACAGATACCCCCTAAATTCACTAGTCTCCCAACAATGATCCAATACCCAAGTGTTGCCCCCTGAAAAAGATAAATGTTCCAAGTCTTCTTTATTTTTTTCGCAAATAGGACAAGTATATTTATCATCAGGGTATGGATTATCCTTTTTAAGTGCGGCTCGTAGTTTTGAGTTTTTATTTCCACAAGAGTTACATTCAGGTCTTACATAGATAACACCAGGAAAGCTTTTAATATTCTTTACTTCACCACAAACACGACACTTTTTGGTGTCCCCAGGTTCTAGGTTGTGTTCAGTAGCAAAAAGATCTAACTGCACTACACTAGATCCACAATTTCACAAACATCCCCACTACACGCTAGGGTTTGCATCCCTACAGTATTATCTTCTTTTTCATATGAAGATAACTTTTCCCAATCAATTTGTTTAGGGAAGTCTTTTAGTAATGCTTTGTAAGCATCCTTATCGCAGTCTTGGTATGGAGCTTGCTGATAAGTATGATCTGAATGTGGCAGAAAAGACACACCACTCATTTCATCAAAGTTCTTATATACAAATGCGCCTACTTCCATCCATTCATCGTCTTTTACGGTAATGGTTACAGATGGTTTGTGTTCACACCAGTGTCTCTGATATATGAGCCACATCTCTAGCTGCTCGATGGCTGTCATATCATTACGGGTCACTGCGTTTTTTGGAGATGCAATAGGAAATGTAAACACTGTTGTTGTGTCAGGTTTCATTACGCAAGGTTCTGCAGGTATTCCTTGGTCAACCATAAACTTAGTAATAGGATCTTTGTTATCTCCACGCACAGTTCTGTGGTAGTATTGGCTGTGTCGGGCGTGTATTCCTGATGCACTATCTACTAGTTGTGACACTGTTCCACTAGGCTTAACGCACGTAATAGCTGTTGACTGCTGAACACCTAGACGCTCTGCCCATTCTTTATTTGTATCAATAGCAATGTGCCGAAGATGATCTAGTGTTTGTGATAGACCTTTGTTCTTAGCTGTGAGCAATGGGTTGTCCATTATGCCTGTCAGTGAAACGCCTAATAGTCTTTCTTCTTCTGTATTGTTTTGCCATACCTTACGAAGATAAGGGAACTTAGTTAAGCTAGACTGGACTGTACCAATAATTGTAGCTAACTTTACTTTCTTAGATAAACTCTTGATGTCGTCTGTAGATCGTACTACTACCTCACTTAAATTACAGAATTGATATGGGCGTAGGATTATCTCGCTGCACGGGTTAGTCCCAAACTCCCAATCTGAATTACGTCTACCATTCTTGTTTGCCTGTTTCTTACTAGCTTGTCTATTGAAGATACCTCGTTCACCTGACTTAGACTCAACGAGGGCAGTCCACTCTCTAAGAAATGTTTCCATATCTGGTTTCTCTGTATAGCTAACTGAGTTGTTAGACAAAGCTCGATGCCCTGCATTTTCCCACCAGTTGCCTGACTTGGCGTGTCTCATACGGTCATCTGATAAGTTTGACAATGAGATCATAGCACTGCGTCTAACACCACCACTTACAACTATCTCTCCGACCTTGCACATTATGTCGTGACATTCTAAGCTTGACAGTTTGCGGTTTTGTGCGCCTTTAAATGTACCAATACAAAAGTTAAACAAGTCTACTAAAGGTGCAGGACCAGATGCTCTGCCACCAAATGTTTTTAGTTTAGCCCCTGCTGGTCGAACTAAAGACATATTCCACTTAGGTATTTCACCTGCCCATAGAAGTGCTAATACTTGTCGGAAGGCTTTTGCCCAACCCTCTTTGCTATCCTTAACTATAATAGTCGTGTCACTGTCGTACATAGTTGGAACTTCAGGTAACTTAGAAATAAACTGACGCTCAACACTGAAACCGACACCAGTGCCGCACAAAAGTATAAACATAGCTTCATCAAAACTTTTAGGATCATCCACGGGTAAGTAGCTACAGTTGTACCCTGCTGTGTTGTCTCGCTGCAACGCTGGCCCTGCCGTCATCATCGCTCTCATTGATGGCATTACTTGTAGTGATACTATTGCATCATAAAGTTCTTCTCTGGTGTCGGTATCCATACCTTTTGTTTCGCATACTAGATCAACATACCTAGATACAGTTTCGTGCCACGTTTCTCTACGCCCTTCCGTGTCTAACCATCTGGCGTAGCGAGATTTGTGAATAAATGATTGATAGTCGGTGGGCAGGTAGTTATTGTTCATTTCTTTTTTCCTTATAGTCTTCCAAAAAATTCTGTTGCTGTTTTATTTTTTTGATCAAAGAGATACCAAGCACAGTTATCCTTTCCTGTATTCTTACTATCTTCGATCCACTTTACTCTTCCTACACTAACAATCTTTTTACAGTATCTTAGGTATGGTATAGCTTGTCGAGTGTGCATCCAATCTGCATCAAAAAGTAACCAGGTTTTTACGGATGCAATAATGTTTTCTATCATAGGGTGTAGTATATCTCTATTCCAAGGAGGATTAGTAATACAGTACGTGTTAGTCTTATGTACGTCCCAAGAGATTGTAAGAGCATCTGCTTGGCTAATTCCTTTATCTAAACGTGGCTCAATATCTGTAGCTCCTATACAGACCCCATTCGTTAAAGTTTTAATGTGTTCAATTAATCTGCCATCTCCTGCACAAGGCTCAACATAATCAAAGGCCAATGGCAAGTGTGGAACGAGTGGTGCTAAAGCAGATATAGGAGTAGGATAAAAATCCCTTTCAATTCTTTCAAAGTTAGATCTTTTACCCATAAACTACCACTTCTCTTTAACTTTCATCTTTTCCACTTTTACGTCATCTATGTCGTGTATTGCATTAGATATAGATTCTGCTACTTCAGTAGGATGTTCTTCTTCTACTAAGGATAAGACATTTCCTTCTTCATCTACCTTCAAGGTAAACGAAACGTAAAAGGATTTATAATTCGTCTTTGCCATTTATTTGATTTATCCTCATTTCAGCATAACGAATAACCTTGTTGAGATCCGTTATCTCACTTTCTTTTTGGTCCATACCATCGTATAACTTATGTCCTGCACGGCTAGCATACTTAACTATGTTACCTCGCCAAAATTCAAAACCATTCATCATAGTGTATGTAATAGGTTCTATTTGCCAACGAGCATAATGCTCTGGCTTATTTATTAGTTCGTCTGTCACGCTGTGCCTTTCGTTTTAGTTAGGGGGCCAAACTTAATAACCTGACCGCCAGAAGTTTGTATCTCTACTTCAGGTAGACCATTCACTTCTTCTTCTGCATCTTGTTCAAATATCTTAATCATTTGATCTCTACGCTCTTCAACTATCGCCATAATGTTTGGGTATTCGTGTGCAACATCTAAGAAAGCACTAAGAAAAGTTGCACACTTAATTAAGTCACTAAGTATTGCTTTATCTATATTGCTCTCAGGACCCATTGCTAAACCAGTAGATATTAAACCACTCCAGTTACCATCGGTATCAAAATTTATTGGTCGTAGTATTAAAGCAACTTCATCATCTGCTAATGTGTATCCCATTATATGTCCTTCCTTTTTGTTTTTAATTTAATTACAGTTTCTTTAGTGCTTCTGCCTTTTTCGAGTAGCCAATCTAATGGTATAACCCTGTGCGCCCACTTAAAATCGTGCTTCTCACACCACCCACAGTATCTAGTTTTAGACCCTTTGTATAGTTTTGCTTGAGCATTACTAAATACAAAACGAATGTCTAATTCTGGGTGTTGATCCCTGACCGCCAAATGTTTGCGGCGATCTTCA